ACTTTGCGGACATCTGGCTTGTGGGTGATTATTCCGACAAGAACGGTGCGACAAACGGTGGCTTCATCGCTATTCGTCTTATGAACGCGCTGTCGACCGGCGGATTCCAGCTGAAAACAGCGGACAAAAACAAGGGGCAGATGGCGTTTGAGTACACGGCGCACTATTCGATGGCGAAGCAGGACGTTGTGCCGTATGAGGTTTATATCAAAGCCGGTACGGCTGAAACGTAAGGAGAAGAAAGTATGAAATTTTCGGAACTTAGCACGGATAGGGCGGCTGACGTTCTTTGCGAGGTCAGCGTGTACGCGCTCAATATCCTGACGGACGACGAGCTGCGGGAGAGTCTGAAAGCACAGATCGACGCGGAGAAGCCGCAGACGGCCGGTGAAAAATACGCGATCGGCGCGCAGAAGATCGGCCAGTGGGTTCCCCTGATTCTGAAAAAGCACCGGGAAGATACGCTTGGTATTCTGGCTGCGGTCAATGAAACGACTGTTGAGGCGGTCAAAAAGCAGAGCGTCCTAAAAACCATGCGGCAGATTCAGGAGATCGTTAAGGACAAGGATATGCTGGATTTTTTCAAATCGTGCGCGTCGGAGGCGAAAGCGTAACGCTTGCGCTTCTGGCAGCTCCAAAGATAAGCGTGGGAGGGCTGATTCGCCTTTTGCCGATTTTGGTAAAGCGGCAGCAGGAGGAATCAGCCTTCCGCATTTATACGACGGAGTGTTTGCGCACAATGACGGAAAACACAGCGAAATTCGCGGGCGGCAGCTTTGTTCAGGCGAAATATTCCGATCTGATAGACCCGAAGCCGCAGGACAACCGAACCTGCGAAGAGATCACCGCCGAGGTTGTTAAGCGGTGCGGATTGGTGGTGAAAGATGAATCTATTTGAACTTTTTGTAAAAATCGGTGCGGATACGACCGAAGCGAATAAAGGCATTGATGAAGTTGGGCAGAAAACATCTGGGCTCGGGGAAAAACTGAAATCCGGACTTGCGACGGCTGGTAAAGTGGCTGTTGCGGGTGTCGCAGCTGGCGCTACTGCAATCGGAGCGCTCGGGACAAAAGCGGTTGCCGCTTACGCTGACTATGAACAGCTTGTCGGCGGCGTGGAGACGCTTTTCAAGGACAGCCAAGATCAGGTTATGGATTATGCGAACAACGCATATAAGACCGCTGGCCTGTCCGCAAATGAATATATGGAGACGGTAACGAGCTTCTCGGCCTCTCTGCTGCAATCTCTCGATGGGGACACAAGCGCGGCAGCGGACAAGGCGAACTTGGCAATTACCGATATGTCCGATAACGCAAACAAGATGGGTACGGACATGACATCCATCCAAAATGCTTATCAAGGCTTTGTAAAAGCGAACTATACAATGCTGGACAACTTAAAACTCGGCTACGGCGGCACGCAGGCGGAAATGGAGCGGCTGCTTGCGGACGCAGAGAAGATTTCCGGCATCAAGTACGATATTTCAAGCTATGCGGACATCGTGGATGCTATCCACGTGGTGCAGACGGAAATGGGCATCACGGGAACGACGGCAGAGGAAGCGGCAAGCACGATTCAGGGCTCGTTCGGTATGATGAAATCCGCATGGCAGAATCTTGTGACCGGCATGGCAGACCCTGACCAAGATTTAGGCGTTTTGGTAGGGAACTTTACGGATTCTGTGGTCATCGCGGGGAACAATCTGATTCCTCGGATTCAGGAGCTTTTGCCGCGTATCGTCGAAGCAACAACGTCCCTTATCGGAACGGTAAGCGAACAGTTACCGGCGATTCTGGGAACGGTACTGCCGTCTCTTGTAGAGGGCGCTACGAACCTTGTAACCGGTCTTATGGCGGCTCTGCCGTCTGTGCTGTCTGTTTTGGCGGACGTTGCTCCGACGGTCATCAACACACTCGTTCCGGCTCTCATTGAGCTTTTGCCGCAGATCACACAGACTGGCATTGATGTCATTGTATCGCTTGCACAGGGTATTGCAGACGCGCTCCCGCAGCTGATTCCCGCCGCAACGGATGCAATTATTAAAATCGTAGAGGTTTTGACTAGCCCGGACAACCTCGGGAACCTGATTGACGCAGCGCTTGCTATCATTCTGGCTCTTGTTGATGGGCTTGTAGATGCGACTCCAAAACTGATTGCAGCAGTCCCAGACGTTATCACGAACCTTGTCACGGCGATCATTGCAAATATGCCGAAAATTCTTGAAGCAGGCGTGGAAATCACAATGGCGATTGCAGATGGGCTTATCAAGGCGATTCCGGAATTGGTGGCGGCGATTCCGAACCTGATTCTCGGTATCGTGCAGGGCATTATCGACAATCTGCCGGAGATCATCATGGCAGGCCCCAAAATCATTGCGGCTCTGGCAACTGGCTTGATTGAAGCGATTCCGGATATCGTTATGGTCATTCCACAGTTGATTCGGTCTATCGTGGACACATTCCTTTCGTTTGACTGGGGAAGCATCGGAAAGAACATTGTCGAGGGCATTAAAAACGGTTTCGTGAATATGTGGAACAGTTTCAAGCAGACGGTTGAAAACGTCTTCACGGGGCTTGTGGACGGTGTGAAAAGCTTCCTCGGCATCGCGTCCCCGTCTAAGGTCTTCGCCGGTATTGGCGGATACATGGCGGAAGGACTCGGGCAGGGCTTTGACAAGGAATTTTCGAGCGTCAAGCGCGGGATTCAAAGCCAACTCGATTTCGGCACGATGACATTTGGAATGTCTTCCTTCGGGCGTCTTCCGGCACTCGCCGGAGCGGGCACGACGAACAACTATTACAGCATCAATGCCGACCGGGTGAAGCAGTTTAATGACATTATCCGAATCACAGAAAATGAGCGTTTGACTTCGCGGATGGGGGTATCTGCATGAGAAGTGAAAACTTCATCAGCACCAATCAGGAAGGGCGCAGCCTCTCTGGCGGCGATACCTACAACTTCTATGTGCAGGCGAATGAAATCCGCGAAATCGACGATTTCATCCGCCGCATGAAAAACCAGAGACGAGTGGCCAGAATGGGGGTGACGTGAGGTGGCAACCAGTTTCAACTTATATTGTTCGGCGTTCGCAATCCTAAAGAAGGACGCGCAAAACACAAACGATCACACGACATCCCCTGCCAAGATTAACAAGGACGACTTGCTGTACATGCAATTTCAGCCACCGAGCGATGGCACACAGTACAAAAAGCTTGTAGATGATTGGTCGAAAATTACAATCTATCTCACCGCCGCCAGCGACTCGGGCACTATTCGGACGCGCATTGGCGGTCTTGAGCATAGCTTTGATCCGCTAACAGTCACTTATGCAACGAAGCAAGATCGGCATGTCTCCGACGTCGACGTAGAGGTCAGCGATGCTTCTGCCCTTCCGAAAGCCTGCGAATCCGGGTATGGTCTGCCGATTATAGACGCCGCTAGAAATGGACTGTATATGAGTCTGTCCATAACCACAGAATGGGTTTCAATCGTGACAAAATCAACAAATAGACCGTATATCCCGGTCTCTGTTGACGATACGGTAACTTGTGGCCTCAAAATCTCAGAAGTGACGCCATCCTCCGGGTCGATCATCAAATCCGAACCAAACACCTTCACATGGGGTGTAGAAGCCGCTCAAAAATGCATTGCAGAACTCAAGCAGGCATCCGCCATCTTCCGCTGGCGCTCCGGGACGAGCGGCACGATCCACACGATCTCCGTCTCCGGCAGCGCACAAAGCGTCACGGTACCCGCCAACACGTTCGCAGGCACGACCAGCATCCAGTGGCAGGTCGCGGTCACGGCAAACAGCGGCGTGGTCACGACGTCCGACTGGGTGACGCTCTCAACCGCCGATGCAACGCCGACCGCCGCGCCTCTGAGCCCGGTCGACACGGTGATTGACGGCTCAAAGGACGTACTGTTCCAGTGGCAGCACACGATCTCGACCGGAACGGCGCAGAGCAAGGCAGACCTGCAAAAGAGCGCAGACGGCAGCACATGGCAGACGCTTGCAACCGTGACAGGCGCTGCGCGGCAGTGGACGTGCCCTGCCGGGACACTCACATCCAGCATCAAATACTGGCGCGTGCGCACCTACAACGCCGACGGCATTGCGGGCGCATGGAGCGATGCGGCACAGATCGTCGTGATTGCCGCGCCGACGGCTCCGAGCATCCAGATCAAGAGCACGGGTCCGCGCCCATCCATCAGCTGGCAGACCTCCGAGCAGGAGGCGTACCAGGTCGAGCTGGACGGCAAGCTCTCGGGCGGCACGCACTACGGCACGGACAAAACGTGGATAAGCCCGGCGTATCTTGCGGACGGCAGTCACACGGTGCGCGTGCGCGTGCAAAATCAATATGGCATGTGGTCCGACTGGGGCGCGGCGGCTTTGCCTGTCACCAATACGCCGGGCGCTAGTATCACGCTGACCGTGCAAGCCTCCAGCGTCGCGGACTTAAGCTGGCAGACCTCCGGCAGCTACGATTTTTACCTTGTGTACCGAAACGGCAAGCCCATCGCGAAGCTCACGCAGACGCTGTACACCGACGAGCTGTCCTCCGGCAGCACAACGTACCAGGTGCGCGGCTGCTACGCGGATTCCAGCAATTACGGTTTGTCTAGCGCGGTCACGGTGACAATCACGACCGGACAGTATGTGACACTCTACGGCATCGCGTCCGGGAAGAAAGTGACGCTCAAGCACTGCGGGCTCAAGAATCAGCCGGTGCAGAACGCGATCAACCGCGACATTCAGTACATTTTCATGTATGGCAGCACGTACCCGCACGCGGAAAGAAGCGAGTTTGTGACAAAGAAGGTCGGCGGCACGGCGGTTTTCCTTCCAGACGAGGACAAGGCAGGATTTGACGCGCTGATTGGCGAATTGGTGTGCCTGAAAACGCAGCCCGGCGAGATGGTCATCGGATACTTGAACGAGACAAGCGACACGTCGAGAGTGAACCCGGACAAATCCGTCGTCAACTTCTCGATTCAGCAGATCGACTACTCGGAGGTGATCGACATTGATTCGTGACGTTTCCTACCGCGTGGCAGTTTTGCGAAAGGGCGGCGAGGTATCGGCGCTTTCGTGGGCGGCGGGAAATGACCCAACGGTTTATTTCGATGCGTCCGGCGAGATCAAGTCGAGCTTTTCCGGAGAGTTTTACGTGAATCCCATTGTAGACCTGCTGTCAGACGAAATCCAGCCGATTTTGACCGTGGACGGAACGGAATATCCCCTCGGGGTGTTCCGCGCCGCGACGGTGACCAAAGCGGTCACAAAATACGGAAAGACGGTCAAGGTAGAGGCGTATGACCGGTGCTGGCTGCTCAAAAGCAACAAAACGCAGACGCGGGTGCATTATGCAAAGGGCACGTCTTACTTGACGGTCGTTCAGCAGATTTTGACAACGTGCGGCGTGGCACTGGCTATCACGACGGCTTCGGCGGCGACGCTTGCCACAGACCGCGAGGACTGGGAGATCGGAACAGATTATCTGACGATCTGCAATGACCTTCTGGCGGAGATCAATTACAAGCCCGTGTGGTTCGACGTGCAGGGTATCGCCCATATCGAGCCGTATACACAGGCGCTTGCGGCAAACATCAAGCACCGATACGGCGGGACGGAGATTCTGAGACCGATTTCGGCAGACGCTTCGGAGGAAACGGACATCTTTTCCACTCCGAATGTTTTTGTGTGCGTCTGCTCGAATCCAGACTTGGAAGATGCGCTTGTGGCGACGGCGGTAAACGAATCGCCATCGTCCGCGACCTCGACATTCAAACGGAATATGCGAATCGTTCAGGTGACAAAGGTCGACAATGTTGCATCTCAGGACGAATTGCAGACCATCGCGAACCGGCTGATGAGCGAGTCGCAGCAGACGGTAAAAACAATCAGTTTCGAGACATTTTCTGAGGGAAATCACGGCATCGGGGACGCGATCTCCATTGACCATCCGGATATCGGCGGAATCTATGAGGAAACCGCTTGGAGCATCACGCTTGGAGCGGGAGAGTTGATGAAACACACAGCGAAAAGGACGGTGATTGCATGATTCCGGGCTTATCGACGCAGAAAGAAAAGAAGGTAACAGCACCGACATTTGACCTTGCGACGGTCGGCGCGGTGTATTCCGACGGTTTGAGCCTGATTTTTGACGGCAGCACGACGGCAAGCGAAAAGCATTACAAATGCAACACGTCGATTTCGTTCAAGGCGGGCGACCGGGTGAAGATTTCGAAGATTTCCGGCTCTTACGTGGTGGATTACGTCGTCGGAATCCCAAAAACATAGGGGGGGTGACTAAGTGTTTCAGAAAATTGCAAACGCTTTATCGGTGGAAGTAGAGGGAACCGACCTGACGAAGGCTTCGAACCTCGAATTCTACGTGAAGCAGGCCTGCCAGTTCTTCCAGTACACGCCGGTAGTCGTTGACGAAACGCACCTGCTGGTAAAAATCCCGTACGAAGACGCGATGCGCCTGCGCCCGGGGGCGGTGAGTCTGCAATGCGCGCTGACCGACGCGGACGGGAATAAGCAGGCGGCGGAGATCGTTCAGGTGGACGTGAAGAGCTTCCTAAAGGAGGCGGGATATGATTAAAATGACGCTTTCGCAGCCGGAGATTCGGATGCGGATTGAGCCCGCGAAGGTGGTCTATCAGGGCGGCGAGGCGTATGACGGGGACTACGAGGTCGTGCCGAAGGCATTTGAGCCGGTTGTCTTGCCGACGAAAAACAAGCTGCTGGCGGACGATGTGACCGTCACAAAAGTCCCCTACTATGAGGTATCCAACGAGACCGGCACGACGGTCTACATTGCATCGGAGGTGTAAATTTTGGGCAGAAGTAAATTTATCTATGGCGGCGAGGTGCTGTTAGACCTGACCGCCGACACGGTAGAGCCGGGCAAAGTCCTGCTTGGCTTTAAGTATCACGGCTCGGACGGCGAGCTGCATACCGGCACGTGTGAATTTGACCTCGACACGTCCGGCGCGACCGTCAAGGCCTCGGAAATCCTCTTCGGCAAGACAGCAGGCGCAAGGGGTTCGATGATCACGGGCGAAATGCCGAACAACGGCGCGGTGGCCGCGAAGATCACGACGGTCAAAGGCGAGTACATCGTCCCCATCGGATACCACGACGGAAGCGGCAAGGTCGCCATCGACCCCACAGAGGCCGCAAAGATCATTGCCGGTAACATCAAGGCGGGCGTGACGATCCTCGGCGTGCTGGGCACGTACAGCGGCGAGGCCATCAAGGCACAGACAAAATCCGTCGAGCCGCTGACGACCGCGCAGACGATTTTGCCGGACGCAGGGTATGATTACATGTCCCAGGTCGACGTGGCCGCGATCTACTACAACGAAACGCCAAACGCTGCTGGCGGCGTGACCGTCACCATCGGCAAGAAGGCAGGAGCGTGAGCGTATGGCAGCACCTGAGATTTCCGGAGGTGAGACCGCAAAGAGCAAAATCGTTTACGGCGACAAGGTGCTCATCGACCTGACCGAGGACACTGTAACACCCGCGACGCTCAAATCCGGCGTGACGGCGCACGACGCTTCGGGCGCGAAGATCACCGGCACGTTAGATACCGCCCCGCCCAAGGAGTCGGACATCAACTTTTGGGACTACGAAGGGACGCTTTTGTATGCGTGGACATTCGCCGAGCTGGCAACGAAGACCGAGCTTCCGCCCCTTCCCTCGCACGATGGCTTGATCTGTCAGGGTTGGAACTGGACGCTCCAAGACATCAAGGACGCAGGCCGTGAGCTCGATATCGGCGCGCTGTATATTACCGATGACGGTAAGACAAGACTCTACGTCGACGTGGACACCGAAACGTGGGACGATTTTATCTTGAATTACTGGCAGGGCACAAAAAGTGGCACGACGGTAGACTGGGGCGACGGAACGCCCCCGGAAGCAATAAACGACTGGTCTTGGATTGAGCATCGGCATGTGTACGCAGCCAGCGGTTCATACGTGATCACTATGAGCGTCAAAGAGGGTGCGGAGATGAACCTTGGAAGTGGCTCAAATGGTCGAATGCTGATTGCAAATGGCGAAACAGATAGTGGCCGCTGCTCGATGCTTGCAAAGGTGGAAATCGGTGAAAGAATGCCCACAGTGACGGAGCGTGCGTTTTATGCCGCTGTCCGGCTCAAGAGTATATCTGTCCCCGCTGGCGTGCTTTTCAAACCGTATTGGACGTTTGAACAAGCTACAAGTATACGCGCCGTAACAGTGGCTTTTAGTTCCGCGATCATCCAAACATTTTATAATTGCCCTAATCTCCGCGCGATTGCAACACCGAAAGGGACGACGCAAGCAGATGGTAATAATTATGACATCGCAAATACAGCAATCCGGCAGGTAAATTTTGATATGGTTGCTGCATACTATGCACAATCCATTGAACGAGTCCACATCAAGGCTGTCAACGGTCAAGTCGGTACTTTTATTTCCTGCACTTCTCTGCTGGAAGTCACCATTCCGGCAGATGCTACAACCTTTGTCGCTTCCGCATTTCGGGGCTGCGCCGCGCTGCGCAGGGTGACGTGCCTTGGAGACATCGCGAGCATCCCGGCGCAGGTGTTCCTGCGATGCTATCCGCTGCGGTTTGTAGACTTCACGCATTGTACGGCTGTGCCCGCGCTGGCCAACGTCAACGCGTTCGATAGTACGCACCCTCAGCTGGAAATCAGGGTTCCCGCATCGCTTGCGGATGCGTGGAAAGCAGCGACAAACTGGAGTTCACTGGCAGATCATATTGTGGGGGTATGAGCATGATCGTAAGAGAGCACTACAAAACGCGCACGGACGGCGTGGAACTGTACCGGACGTACTCGGATGCGGGCTATCTCATCCGGCAGGCGGAGACGGGCGCAGAGTACGATGAGGCAATTGACATTGACGGAGCGCCGCATACCTACACGGAGACGGATAAGCTTGTCACAGACAATTTTGACATCGAGACGGCAAACCCGGAGCAGCTGCGTGAGCGGCTTGCCGATACCGAGACGGCGGCAAAGATCTTACTGGGGGAGGCAACGGCATGACGTACACCGAGAGGGCACGAAAAATGCGCCCGTACATCGAACAGGCGGCAAGCGCTTTGGACGACAAGACTGTCAGCCTCGCGCCGGAGCTTCTGGGGACGCTGACCGGCGGCGGCAGCCTCGTCAAAGCGGGTACGCGCATCAACTGGCACGGCAAGATCAAAAAAGCCGCCGTCGACCTCTGGGACACCGCGCAGAACACGCCCGACGAAGCGCCTACGCTCTGGGAGGACGTGCAGTACCGGGACGGATACAGGATCATCCCCGAAGTAATTACCTCCACACTGGCCTTCGCAAAGGGCGAGAAAGGCTGGTGGGAAGACAAGCTGTATGAGTCGCTCATGGACGGAAATGTGTTTACCCCGGCGGTCGCCCCGACGGCCTGGAAGAAAGTATAGCGCCGCCTCCGGGCGAGAAAGGAAACAGATATGGACGACGGAATTCAGGCGCAGGTCGCAGCGATCGACGCGCGCTGCAAATCCAACCAGCACCGCATCGACGAGCTCGAGGCGGACAACAAGGCGCTTCACCAGCTGGCTACCTCTGTGGAGGTGCTGGCGACGAAGCAGGAGACGATCGAGTCGAACGTGAACGAGATCAAGACCGACGTGAAAGCCCTCAAGGCGCTCCCCGGCAGCCGCTGGGAGGGGCTTATCAAGGCAGCCGTGACAGCGATCGTCGCGGGGCTGGTAGGCTACGCGCTGGCTCTGGCGGGGCTGGGTGGCTGATATGGCGGACGGGCAGAAGAAGCGGAAGACGAAGGGGCGCATGGCGCGGGAACTGGTCTACTACTGCATTTACGCCCTGACGCTTACGCTCGCGTGGGCAGTGGTCATCAAGACGGTCGCGGTCATCCTAGACCGCCCGTCCGACCTCTCCGACGTGCTGATCTTCGCGGCGGCGGCGTTCGGCGGGGAGCTGCTGCTCCTGCTGTGCAAGAGAGTATTTGCAAAACCAAATGACGATGGAGGTACATAATGGATAATATCAAAAAGCGGCTGGGCAATTTGCTCAGCGTCAAGAGCCTAGTCACGATGATTCTGACCTGCGTGTTCGCCTACATGGCAGTCGTGGGCAAAATCTCGCAGGACTTTATGACCATTTATGCGGTCATCATAGCGTTTTATTTCGGGACCCAGTCCCAGAAGACGCAGGATGTGCTTGACAGTGCGGGTACGCCGCAGGAGGGCGAACAGAAATGATGAAAGCATCCGAGCTTGTGCGCAGGCACATTGACGTTGCGAAGAATTATAAGACCGTTTACATGTGGGGCTGCTTCGGCGCCCCCGTAGGCGAGACGATCATTGACGAGAAATCCGCACAGTATCCGGACTGGTACACCGGCGGCAGAGTCACATATCTGCGCAGCCTCATCGGGAAAGTTGTCTATGGCTTTGACTGCGTAAACCTGACAAAGGGCATCCTCTGGGGCTGGAACGGAAACAAAAACGCCTACTACGGCGGCGCAAGATACGCCTCAAACAGCGTGCCGGATGTCTCCGCCGACGGCATGATCGCCAAGTGCTACGCCGTGTCCGGCATCGGCTGGGACAAGCTGATCCCCGGCGAAGGTCTCTGGATGCCCGGCCACTGGGGCATGTACATCGGTGACGGTCTGGCGGTCGAATGCACCCCGATCTGGGACAACGGCGCACAGATTACCGCCGTCCAGAACATCGGCACGAAAGCAGGCTACCACGCCCGCAATTGGCAGAAGCACGGAAAGCTCCCGTGGGTCGAGTACGACACCGTGAAGGTCGACGAGGCCGTCGAGGAAGCCAAGCGGACGATCAAGGCAAGAGCCGGTTTGACCGACGGCACGATCAACTATCTCGCCGCCTATAAGTACGGCGATGACCTCTTGAAGAAACTTGCAAAAGCGATGAAGTAAGGGGGCGGGGCTATGGCTCCACAAGCCAGATGCAAATTACCGCCGGAGCTTGGCGGACTGATGCGCCGGGATATGGAGACGGTTATTTACCAATCGAATCTCGGCCGCGAAGACGCAAAGATCGCGCAGCTCTACTTTGTGGATAAGCTTCCACAAGTGGACGTTGCGACAGAGCTGTATATTGGCCGCGCTACGGTACAGAGGCGGCTGCCCGGTATCGTGCGGGAGATGCAGCGGACATCCAACAAACTGTATAACTGAGATAAGCGCCGGTTTCTCGGCGCTTATTTTTTTATAAAAATTATGAAAAGCCCTTGACATATACGGTAATACCGTATATAATAAGACCATAGAGATAAACCAAATACAAATTACGGAGGGTTTAAAAATGGCTATGGTAATCAACAAAAACGGTACGGAAATCAACTTTGACGCGGCAGTCGCCCTGATGGATGATGACATCCGTGAAGATCTCCACGCGGAACTTGCACCCTGCACCGATCAGGAGTTTTTTACTGCGTATGAGGCCCGTCACGAAGCCAGGTATGGCGAAGAGTGGGAACTCAGCAAAGAGAACCCCTGCTACTGATGCCGACGGAAGCGCAGAAGCGCACCCGCGACAAGTGGGATGCAGAAAACATGTCCGTGATCTCCTGCAAGCTCAAGCGGGAGATCGCGGAAAGTTTTAAGGTCGCGGCGAAGTCCAACGGAACCACCCCGAACGAACTGATACGCGGCTGGATTGCCGCATATTTATTTGAGCAAAACTGATGCATAACTGAGGCACAGGAAAATAGTAAAAAGCCCATACTGGACACATCAAAGGAGTGTTCGGTATGGGCTTTTCTTATTTCAATCCAAACCCGGAAGGAAAACAAGTCGGAGACTGTACCGTTCGGGCGATTGCGAAGGCGACGGGAAAGAGCTGGGATGAAACATACGTCGGGCTTTGCCTACAAGGGTTGAAGATGGGAGACATGCCGTCGGCAAACAGTGTCTGGGGCGCGTACCTCCGGCAGCAGGGATTTACCCGGAACGTTGTGCCGAACACATGCCCGGACTGCTATACGGTCGAGGAATTCGCAAGAGACCATCCGCGCGGTGTGTATGTACTCGCTCTATCAAGCCACGTCGTGTGCGTAGAGGACGGAAAGTATTTCGATAGCTGGGACTCCGGGAAAGAAATCCCGCTGTTCTACTGGGAGAAGGAGGATAAATGATGTTCGGACAACAGCCCTATGTGTATCAGCAGCCGATTTACAATCAGCCGCCCATGATGCAAGAACCCATGATGCGGTCACAGTATCAGCCTACACCGCAGTATCCGGCTCCACAGCCGCAACCGCAGCAGAGCGGGGGACAGGCTATTATCTGGGTGCCAAATGAAAAGGCGGCAAACGAATTTATCGTCGCGCCGAATAACGCCGTCACGCTCTGGGACATGAATGCGCCGGTTGTGTATGTGAAGAAAGCCGATGCAAGCGGTAAACCAGCAATGACAACGTATGACCTCGTAGAACGCTCCACAGCCCCCGTGAGCCCCACAGTGCCGCAAACAGTTCCTACGGTAGAATACGTGACCCGCAAGGACTTTGACGAACTGGCGGAAAAGGTGGCGGCTCTGAGCGTTAAGCCCATTAGGAAGGTGAAGGAGGCAGACAATGAATCCTCTGTTTAACGCGCTCGGCGGTGGGCAAATGCCCGGAATGATGGGGCAGTTTCAAAATATGATGCGGCAGTTTCAGCAGTTCAAGCAGAGTTTCCAGGGAGACCCGAGGGCGGAAGTTGAAAAGCTGGTGCAGTCTGGGAAAATCTCGCAGCAGCAGTTGAACCAGCTACAGCAGATGGCTGGACAGTTTCAGCAGTTGATGCAGTAGTTCGGAAATTCCGAACAGGTGAACGGTCAAAATCGTGGCCACGATTGAGATAAATTTCAAAATCTACGAAAGGAGAAAACTATGAGTTTGAATGGCGATGGTATTCCTATGAACATGCCTGTAGTTCCGGCAAACTCGGACAGCGGCAACGGATGGGGCGGCGGTAATGGCTGGTGGATCATTATCCTGTTCCTCGCGATTTTCTGCGGCTGGGGTAACGGAAACGGCTTTGGCAATCGTGGAGGGAACGGCGGCGTTGTTGACGGCTATGTTCTGGCCTCTGACTTCTCGAACATCGAAAGAAAGATTGACAGCGTGAACAATGGTGTCTGCGACGGCTTCTATGCGATGAACACGGGGATGCTTAACGGCTTTGCCGGTGTAACGCAGGCTGTGACTTCCGGCTTCTCTCAGGCGGAGCTTTCCCGTTGCAATCAGCAGGCGGCGCTCATGCAGCAGCTTAACGCGATGCAGATGCAGGCGGCGAACTGCTGCTGCGAGAACCGCGCGGCGATCGCGCAGGTGCGCTATGATATGGCATCGCAGGCTTGCGACACTCGCAACACCGTGCAGAACACGACGCGGGACATCATTGATGCAATGAACTGCGGCTTCCGTAGCATCGACCAGCGTCTGACCGCGCAGGAGCTTGCAGCGAAGGACAGCAAGATTGCCGAGCAGAATCAGCAGCTCTTTGCGGCGCAGCTGGCGGCTTCTCAGGCGGCGCAGAACAACTACCTTGTGTCCACGCTCCGCCCGAGCCCGAGCCCGGCCTATGTGGTCGCAAATCCGTACTGCTGCAACAGCAGCTATAACTACGGCTGCGGCAACTGCGCTTAACTCCATAACGTAGAGCTTTTTCGTGATGTCACGAAAATGATCGGTTCCTTGCCGATACTCGAGAAACGCGGCGGGGCAATCTTCCCGCCGCTATTTTAATTGCCTCGAATTCGAGGCAGAAAGGAATGATTTTATGGCTGAATTTACATCATCCGGGATTCAAACTGTTGCCGCCGGGCAGAACGTCCCTCTAATTTCCACGTCGGCTTGTGGCAAACCGTGTATCGTCCACCGTGACGGAAGCGGGCTTGTTACGCTTCGTGGGCTTACGCAGCAGTGTAAGGCGAAGTTCCGCGTATCCTTTGGCGCGAATATCGCCGTTCCTACAGGCGGAACAGTCGGAGCTATCACCGCTGCGCTCGCCATTAACGGGGAGGCTTTGAACAGTGCCACAGCGACCGTGACACCGGCTGCTGTTGAGAACTATTTCAACATCTACGTTTCCGCATTCGTGGAAGTTCCACGAGGATGCTGCCTGACTGTAGCGGCGAAGAACACCAGCGCCCAGGCGATCAACTTCGCGAATAGCAATATGATCGTAGAGCGCGTATCGTGAAAGGAGGATGCAATATGTATGATTTGAGAAACCTTCGGGAAATGCTCTGCAAAGAGCTGGACGATATCGCCGACAAGCGCGAAATGTCCGCCGGTGACTTGGACGCAATCCAGAAGCTGACAAGCTCCATCAAGAACACTTACAAAATCGAAATGCTCGAGGACGGTGGGTACTCTCGCAGCGGCGAGTGGGAAGCGGATATGCGCGGCACGTATGGGCGCGGCAGCTCTTACCGTGGCAGGCATCGCGATTCTATGGGAAGGTATAGCCGAACCGATGCGCGGGAGCACATGCGCTCGACGCTGGAAGACATGATGCGCGACGCGGACGATGATAAGACGCGCGAGGCTATCCGCCGCTGCATGGAGCAGATCGACCGGGCATAAGGGGGGACAGACATGCTGGATGAGGCCGAAATCCGAAAGGAAATAGCACGGCTGGAATACGAAGAATCCAGCTATCCCAACTATGCCAAGTTGGCAGACCTTTACACCATCAGAAATCAGATGCAGGACGGGCAAGGCGGCAGTAGGTTTGTGGGTTACTACTCCGCCGACCCTGCCCCGGCGACTGAAGAACCGAAAACTGTAGGCGAGTACGGGGACAGCGAGTTTTTGCTTGCGGTAGCCGAGAAAGACCCGGCAAAGGCTTGGACGGTCGTTGATGAACTCATGGACACATTATCGCTTGTGAACCGAAAAGTCTATGATTCTGTGCTTCGGAAAATAAAGTCCATGTAGCAAAAAACAGGGGAGTCCCCTCGCATTGCACTTAATTTGTAACATACAATGTAGCATACGTGAAATGATTTTATGTTACAGAGCGTGTCATAACGTGATTTTTTTCTTTTTGAAAATACGCAGAAAACAGGGTGAGAAGCATAAAAAAGTACCGATTTTAGCTTGAAAACAGCTAAAATCGGTACTTTGGCGCGGAAGGAGAGATTCGAACTCTCGCTCGCTTTTTAGACGACTACTCCCTTAGCAGGGGAGAAAAAACCATTGAAAACACTGGGGAAATTGACATTTGTAACATATTTTGTAGCATACAAAATTCACTCTGGCGAGTCGTTTTGTAACTGATTTACGGCATCGACCATGCCTTTCATGTCCGGGTGTACGTACCGTTGGGTAGTTGTGATCTTTGTGTGGCGCATGATTTCCTTGATCGTAAACGGGTCGATGTTTTTCATCGCGAGGGCTGTAGCTGTTGTATGGCGGCATGAGTAAGGTGGCAGCTTTTGCACTCCGGCAAGCTCCAAACACTCATAATATCTCTTGTAAAAATTATCTTTGTTTATGCAGCAGATATTTCCGACGCGCGACTTGCTTTCTTCGCATAGTTCACGCAGCACCGGCGCAACGAAGTCTGGGAACACCATAGGAGTTTCTTTTCGCTTCTTTGTCTTTATGCCGCCTCGGACGATCTCGTTTTTCTCAAAGTCAATCATATCCTTCTTGAGCTTCAGAAGCTCACCAGGCATCATGCCTGTATAGATCATCGTGAGGATAAAACCGACAAAATGATCTTTTGCATACGCTTCCCATAGTTTTTTGACGTCGGCGTCGGTAAACGGCTCCGGCGATTTTTCGTCCAGTTCCGGTAGCTTAATGTATTCCGCGAGATTGACAGTGGTCTGCTTTTCAGCAATCGCGAGGTTATAGCAGTGTGAAAGGACTGTTTTCATGTCCTTCCGCGTGTAATAGGTGCTGGCATTGCGGTCGATAGCATCCTGTATCTGTGAGATGGTGAGCGTGTCAATTTCGCAGTCGGCGAGCTCCTTCATGCGCTCGAAAGCTTTTTCTGCTGCCCCCTGCCGGTTCGCCGACAAGGACAGGTAATCTCCGCGCAGATACGTCTTGTAGTATGCTCTGAGTGTAGGGCTACGCCGCTCTTCTTTCGGCGGGTTGGCGGCATATTGGAGCGCGGCACGCTTTGACGTAAAGCCTCCCTTTGTCTTCATCTTTTGATGGAGCTTGTCATTTTCGTCAAGGTACGTCTTTTCAGTCCACCGGGCAGTCCACGTCTTCCCACGCTGGTAGGCGCTTCCTTGCCCATTCCCGCGTGCCCGGTTTCGATGCGCTTCCTGTTTTTTGCCGCACCAGCAACAGTAGGGCGCGCCGTCGGGGATTTCTTTTTTACACTTGATGCACTCCATGTTTCCCTCCACGTTCTTTTCGGATTGCATAGAAAGTAATTGCTGAAGCCAGCGCTGAACCTACGATCAGGGCGATGCACGCCCATGCAGCCACGGACAAATCTCCGTCGCGAATGAGACCTATGCTCCGAATCTGCGCATCCGCCACAAGGCAGGCAATCAGAGAAAAAGAGAGCAGCATACAAAACAGGGCGAGAACGTAACACATTGTATGCGTAGACCTTATCTGTGCGCTCTGCGCTGCTGCTGTTGCCTCCAGCTTGGCGTTTTCAATCTCGACATGGTGAATCTGCTCGGTCAGTTCTTCCGAGCTTTCTGCGGGCTTGACAAGCCCGAACAGCTCATCCAGCGACAGCCCGAGAACGTGGCACAGCGCGGCAGAGTTATATAGCTTTGGGTCTTGCTGTGTTCCTGCGCATAGCTTCGTCACAGCCGATCTGGAAACGCCGGATTCCTCGACAAGTCTGTCGATGGTGTAATGCTGATCTTCTTTCGCCCGCTTGATGTTCCCCTGATATGCAGAAATATATGGGGCGAGTTCCTGAATTGCTGACATGATATACCTCCATTTTCACATATATTTCGCTGATTTTTCCGCCACTGGTATGGTTTTACCAATTTGAGGGTGGACATTTCTGCCGCTTTTGCTATGCTGGTTACAGGCGCGTGAGAAAGCCCCACCGCCGGTGGAGCGACGGTGGGGCGATCTTAAACATTCCATTATACAAAATAGTCTGTCCCATAATTGCCGCTTATGAGGGTTACCGGACGAAGAAAATACAAGGTGTTCTTTGTGGAAGATTCCAAATTGAAATTCTTGAACATACGTTCTAAAATATGGAGGTACACAAAATGCAGAGCATCAATATTCGCTTTGAAAACGGGAAAGTAAACATCATCGTAGACGGGGCGCTTTTCAAGGACGTTCACAGTCTGAGCCTCGACTATATCAAGGGAGCGCCCATGCTCTTTGCCTGCGTCTCAGATGTAGGCGAGACACGGGAGCAGTGGCAGAACTCTAAGTTTATGAGTTAGACGTAATAAGGATTCGGCTTCAGCAAGATTGCGATAGTATCAATGACCCATCCAATCCCGCACAACCCAAGTGTAAAGAGATACAGGATTCCTGTTCCAACTTTGCCCTCATAGAATTTATGCGCACCGATCATACCGAAGAAAAGGCAAAGGAAGAATGAAACCCATTTGTTCTTCGGACGACCATACCCGCGGATAGTATTCACGTTCGCATTTGTGTTCGTGTTATTGATTACGACGTTCGGCTGCGCGGACTTTAATTCTTCAACTTGCTTTCCACATTTCGGGCAAATCACGCAGTCCTTGTCGATGATCGCACCACAAAATTTGCAAAACTTTTGATTTTCGGTTGGAACGGGTCTTTCTACAGTGTCCATCTTATTTTCCTCTTTTCTATTTTTGGGTGTAAATATTGCGCTATAATATTATTTAGGGTGGCAGCCTCCACAAGGCGAATACCCAGAATTCTGCGCATCTTCTATGCTATCGAACCAGATTTCGTTCTCTGGGAGGATTTCCTTTGCAAAGCGGCAACTCGGATTATGGTATTTATCCGAGTCAACACTTCCGACGTATACACCGGATGATTTCTGTGCCGTTGTTTCTGTAACTGGCTCAGCGTCCGGGGAAGCAATAGCTTCCGAAACAGGATGTTCGGTTGGTTCGGATGCTTCAATCGGAGCGTCTGGCGCAACGGGTTCGATATCGGAAGCAGTGGAATCACCGAAAGACGTTTGCGCGGTTTTATCTGAGATGGGAACCTCGGGCTGTTCCTGAAGAATCGGTTCTGCGGGCTCCGGCGCTTCTGGAGAAGAGCCAACCTTTGCGTCAGGAACGGCGATTGTTTCTGGTTCCCTCTCTTTATCTGGTTCTCTCTTCGCGGTTTTTGCCGTGCATCCAGTCAGAAGAAGCACAGCGAGAAAAAGCGCAAGCATTCTTTTCATTGTAAAAATCCCTCATAGTCAAAATTTGATTTGATACTACGATTTTACCAACAGAGTTTGACAGCCTCAAGAACAAATCTACACAAAAAGAAACGATAAAATTTGGAGGTTAAGAAAAGGACGGCGGAAGTGGAGACAGGAGATTATAATGGATGAAAAGGAAATCGCAACGATTAAAGAATTGACAGAAACACTTATGAGACTTACACCAGAGAAACTCAACCTTTTTCTATCTGCTGCGCAAGAGTTAATAACGCAGACGCAAGTTCAGGACGATCTAGGCAAATATTTATGATCTTCTGAATTGATTCCGGCAAATCACAGACACGCGCTTCGCCATCGGCGGGGCGCTCTTTTTTTATGCCCGCAGACGGGTCGTCGGTTTCGCCGGTCAAGTAGGCGATAGTTGTTTCGAGAGCATTGGCTACAGCTGACAGGTTTGCATAGTTCGGAACGCGGCCATTCTTCCACCACTTTCCGATTGTGCCGTTCCCCATTCCGAGCCGACTTTCAAGGGCGGCAATGCTTGTTCCTCTGCTCTTACATAGTTCTTTTAGACGTAAATGCAAATCCATAAAAATAATTAGACAAAAATCAGAATTTCTTCTTGACAATGCGACTTAAGTCTATTATACTTAGACGTGTGAAGGGTACAAAAAACCTAGCCCCTCACCAAGACGGACTTTCAGAAGATATTTAATTGCCTTGACACGCTTATATTAGACTATCTTCTAATCTCTGTCAAGTAGTATTCGTACAGATTGGAGGGATTTTTTTGATTTATGAGAATGTCAAGCGCCTCTGCGAGAAGCACAAGACGAACATCGCGACCGTAGAAAAGGCGTGCGGCATTGCCAACGGCACAATCGGAAAGTGGGCAGGAAAGGACGCTGCCCCGCGCATCGACACTGTAAAAGCGATTGCCGACTATTTCGGCGTATCGGTCGACTCGCTGCTACAGAATTCGAGAAAACGGAAGGAATCTTGAGCCTTGTAAAAGAGACTCAGACGGAAAAGGAGGACGTATGAAAAACACAAAGCCCAGCAACACAGAAGAAATGCTCGAAAAGCAGTTGCAGCTGCTTTCCGAGCATAGCCAGAAACCAGACATCAGCCCGGAATCCCTTGCAGAATTGACAAATCAGATGGTCAACGTTGCAAAATATCTCGATTTTGGGCGTTAAACCATCCGCTGGTCTTCTTTTCCCGATGCAGCTTCGAGATTTCGTAATAAGCTTTCAAATACAGTTCGTAAATCTCTGACGGGCTTTTGCCAGTGAGGTCTTGCCGTTCAACATACAGATATGCGGTTGCCTCAACAGCATCTTTTGGGAAAGAATTCAGTTCAACACTATCAGCCACTTAGTTCACCTCCTTTCAGCTGAATCATAACACAGCGCGGCGGAAGGTGCAACCAATGAGACCGAGACAGCATGAATCACATAGGCAAGTGTGGTAGTGCTTGCGGTAATACCACGGTATTACCTTTAGGAAATGGAAATGGAAATGGAATAGATAGTATTTCTGAATAATTATTAAACAGAAATGGAGGGGATAACGATGGCAACTCAAAATCTAGCGGCGCTGATGTCTTCGGAATCGGACATGATCAACGCGGACGTTGCGGCAAAGATTCTCGGTTGTAGCCCGCAGCGTCTGCGGATGATGGCGCGGGAGAGGCCGGAGCTGCTTGGCTTCCCGGTATGTTGCCCGACCCCGAGTCGGGTAAAAATCCCGAGAATCCCATTTATGCGCTTCCTCGGATTGGAGGTAGACGCATGAAAGGCTTCTCCAAAGACTACTGTAAGAACAAACGAAAAGGAAGGAAACGCAAATGAAAGTCAGATTAACATTTTTGGAGCCTGTGCTTGGCACGTGGCCGAGCAACGAGAATGTGGCGCGGGATTTCATCGCGTCGAAAGCCCCGGACGCTTCTACCATCGAAGACGAGATCGCGGCGTTGGGCGCGGACGTGGTAGCCGACAAGGGTATGACGGTGTTCCCCCGCGCGAACGGGTGTCCGGTTCTGTATGACTACCAGATCAAGGGCTTTTTCAAGGACGCATGCGGTATGCTGACAAGAGTCAAGACGACAAAGAGCAGCGGACTGAAAGCTTACAAGAAGATCATCGACGGTTTGATTTTCGTCGAGCCGCGGCACATCCCGATTCAGACGAACGGTGAGATCGGTGAATGCCAGCGGCCTTTGAGAGCACCGACCCCGCAGGGCGAGCGTGTGGCGCTTGCGAACTCGGAGGAGATTCCGGCGGGAAGCACGATTGAGTTTGAAATTACGATGCTGGACGAAAAGGCGCACAAGGATATCGTCCTGGAATGGCTGGATTACGGACGGCTTAGAGGCATTGGCCAGTGGCGGAACTCCGGGAAGGGACGGTTCACCTACGAAGTGCTCGATTAAGTGCGAGGGCACGGCTGGGTCTGGCAACGGCAGGCAAAGGCGTAGCCGCGCGGGGCTCTGAGCGGCACAGCAACGGAAAAGCAAAGCAGTGCAATGAGCCGCAACGGGGGCAACACGATTCACAGCGAAGGCATCGATAAGCTACGAGCGCAGAGGAGAAGCCGCGAAAGGCGCAGAGGAGCAACGGATAGGCGTGGAACCGCATAGTTTCGCGAGGGAGAGGCATGGCTCCGATCGGCGAGGACAGGCATTGAACGGCAACGGCAATGTGCGGCAAAGCGTAGCGATGGCGTGGCATTGACTGCTCCGCATAGCAAAGGCTTTGGTATGCAATTCGTGGCAACGGCGTAGTAACGCGCGCTTTGCTTCGACAGGCAAAGGCAATGTAAAGCCCAGCAATGCGTAGCGGCGGAAGGGCTGCGAAGGGCTCAGAGACGCAAAGGCTATGCAGCAAACAGAAAAGCCCCACTCGGCAAGGAAGATTATTTAAGGAGGATGAAATGAAAATTACAAAGGAGCTCCTGCGGGAGAAAGGCGCATGTGCAGCCGGATACAGGGATTTTCTGAAAGAATTCCCGGAAGAAAAGTATCCGGATGGCGTAGAGTATCAGGATTTGCTGGACTGCTGCGCGGAGAAGGGTTTCAGCTACGGGTCATGGCTACTTTCCGTATTCGGCAGGACGGATGATGTCCGGAAGGTCGACGGCGATCTGATCACTGAAAAATCAATCATTTTTGCTGGACGGCTAGAAGTTTCCGGAAGCATCGAGGCAGGCGAAGGCATCGAGGCAGGCTGGGGCATCGAGGCAGGCGAAGGCATCGAGGCAGGCGAAGGCATCGAGGCAGGCTGTAAGTTCGGCATTTACGCAGGCCTCCGCGTGAGAATCACAAGCGAATACAGAAAAATTATCGCGAAGACCAAGCCGGAGAATATCATGTGCGGCGAATTTGTGGAGGCAGAGAATGAGTGACGTTGAGATTATCACGGAGTTAAACCACAGGGCGGCGCGGGAGCGCGAGCTTGGCGAAAGGTGGGACGAGATCGTGCGGCTTCGCAAGCGGCAAAAGAGCCTGATGAAGATCGCGGAAACAGCCTGCTTCTCCGTGGCGTGTATGCTGCTGGGCGGTACGGCGGTTATGCTGGGCTTCGGCCTGTTCCGGGCGGCGGTCACGCTTGGCGGCGCGGCGGCGTGCTTCTTCGTCGGCGCGGTGCTTACGGGGGCATGATATGGAGCATCCTTGTGAGAGCTGCACAAAGGGGCGCGGGGAAAATTGCATGTGCAACAGATGGCGGGAGTGGTTCCGCTACACATGCGCGAATCCGCCAGAAGCGCCGCAGGAGCAGAAGGTCACGTACCGCGATATCGTGTTCTGGACGGTGTTTACAGAAGCGTGGAGGTAAGCATGAAGCAGACGGAGAGAATCCTGCAATATATGCGCGACTTTGGCAGCATTACGCAGCTCGAAGCGATTCGGGACATCAGCTGTATGCGTCTGGGTGCGAGGATTTTTGATCTCAAGCGCGAGGGTTACGCGATCAAGAAGGAAATGGAAACGAGCAAGAACCGGTATGGCGAGGATACGAGCTATGCCAGATACAGGTTGGTGGAATGATGGAAGACAGACAGCAAGCGCCGTGCATGTACGATGTGTTCGGCAATGAGATTTATGAGGGCGGCGAGTATTGGGTCGGAGACGAAGGGAACATGGCTGATCTGACAGACAGAGAGGACCGTGACCCGAACAACCAGATTATCGCTGTTCTGGTAGAAACACTTGGCACAAGGCACATTTTGGAGGAGCTTGGCTATGAAAAAAGGACGTTCCGGCGTTGATTATATTCCGGTCGAAACGCGCGTCAGCGTCTATTTTGATCAGGACCACATCTGCTGCCAGTTCTGCCCGTTTTTTGAGACCTACAGCCGGAAACAGTGCAGATTGACAGGGGAATATATTGTCAACGAGTTTGCCCGCGGCTATTGGTGCCGATTGGAATTGGAGGGGTTATATGACGATCAACGAGAAACTGATTCAGATTCAAGCAGAACTGAAAGCGCCGAAGGATAAGACAAACAACTTTGGCGGCTACAAATATCGCAGCTGCGAGAGCATTTTAGAGGCGGTAAAGCCGCTTCTGAAAACCGTTGGCTGCACGCTGACGATTTCGGACAGCATCGCGGAAACCGGCGGGCGAATCTACGTCATGGCAAGAGCTGAACTGTCAGACGGCGAAAGCAGCGTCATTACAACAGCTTTTGCCCGCGAACCGGAAAGCAAGAAGGGTATGGATGAGCCGCAGATTACCGGTACAGCTTCATCCTACGCGCGGAAATATGCACTCAACGGCTTGTTTGCTATTGACGATACAAAGGACGCCGACACAGACGAATACCAGAAGCAGACCGCACAGCCGAAAGAGAAGCAGCAAGCCCAGCCAAAGGCTTTGATTTGCGCGGATTGCGGCGGGGAGATCACACAGGTTGTTGAGGGAGGTTCTCAGTTCAGCGCAAGGGCTGTAGCGGAAAAGACAAGAAAGCGCTTTGGCAGATGCCTTTGCTGGAATTGTGCGAGTAAGGCATGAGAGAGCTGAATGTCGTTGAAGCTTCGTGGAGCATGGACGCTTCGGGGAGCTGGCTGAAGCTCCGTCCGGAGCATCCCGGACAAGCCCAGATGGTAGCCGGGGAGATTGAACCGCAGAAGAAGTACACGGTCACGATCAAGGAATTTCGCCAGAAGCGGAGCTTGGATGCAAACCGATATCTATGGGTGCTTTGCAATAAGCTTTCGGTCAAGGTGGGTGCGCCGCCGGAAGAAATCTACCGGCACTATATTCCGGACGTTGGCGATAACTCCGATACGATCTGTATTCCGGACGCAGCGGTCAAGAGGTTTCGAGAAGACTGGGAATCGCACGGACTCGGGCGCTGCACGGAGATCATGGCGTCAAAAATTCCGGGCTGCACGAACGTCATTTGCTACTACGGCTCAAGCACCTACGACACAAAGCAAATGGCGCGGCTCATTGATCTGGTTGTAGAGGACTGCAAACAGCAGGGCATTGAGACGCTCCCGCCGGAAGAACTTGAGCGTATGGCGCTGGAATGGAGGTAGGATGAGAAAGGAAACGAAGGCGACAAAGATACCTGAGAAGGTCAAGAAGGCCGTCTGGGAGCGCGACGGCGGTCGCTGCATTGTCTGCCTCCGCCCCGGCAATCCGTGGTGTCATTACATACCACGCTCGCAGGGCGGGCTTGGAATTGAAGAGAACATTGTGACGCTATGCGATAGCTGCCATGTGGCATTTGACCAATCGCCGAAGCGCAAAAGTCTGAGAGAGTATATCAGGCGGTATCTCAAAATGAAATATCCCGATTGGGAGGAAACAAAACTGATTTATAAGAAAGGAACGTAATTATGGAATCCTATGTAAAACTGAGTACGGAAAAGTATGAGGAATTGGCGAAGAAGTGCCTGACGCTCGATATGCTCGCTGAATCGTATAAGAAGATGCCCTCGTATCGTTTCGAGGACGTCCTGGAAGTCTACTTTGGGAAGCGGGAAACTGCCAAAAAGGAGGACGAAAAGTGCTGAACCGCATTGTTATTATGGGCAGAATGACTCGAGACCCGGAGTTGAGAAAGACGCCGAACGGAACTTCGGTCGCATCCTTCACGCTGGCGGTTGACCGCGACCTCACGCCGAAGGGCGGAGAGAAAGAGACGGATTTCATTGATTGCGTCGCGTGGGCGGGAACCGCTGATTTTGTAAGCGGATACTTCTTCAAGGGCAGCATGGCAGTCGTAGACGGTAGATTGCAGCTGCGCGACTGGAAGGACAAGGACGGAAACAAGCGCCGGTCTGCGGAGGTCGTGGCAAACCGTGTTTACTTCGGCGAAGGCAAGCGAAACACCGAACCGCAGAACCCGGAAAACCCCGGCGGGTTTACGATGATGGATGATGACGGCGATCCGCTGCCGTTCTAAGGCGGTGGCGGGATGGCAAACAACAAAGACCCTGCCGTCTTGTTTTACACGTCGGATTTCCTATCCGGCTGTGCCTTGATGGATATGCGGGAGCGTGGGCAGTATATCACGCTCCTGTGCCTCCAAAGAGAGCGCGGGCATATGACGATGCAGGAAATCATACGGGCTGTCAAAAAGCCATCAGACGAGGTTATGAGCAAGTTTCAGAAGGATGAGGACGGCAAGTACTTCAATCGCCGGATGGAGCTTGAAATCGAAAAACGGGACAAGCATTGCCAGCGTCAAAGGGAGAACATCAGCAAGCGTTGGAACAAAGAAAATGATAACTCTGGTATGGCTGATGGTAGTGCTTGCGGTAATACCACGGTATTACCTTTAGGAAATGGAAATGGAAATAGAAAAGAGAGTAGTTCTATTTCTGAGAAGAAACGTAAGAAATTTATACCACCTACGTTGGAAGAGGTTTCCGCATACGCGAAGGAGCGTGGAGCCCCGAATCTGGCACAGAAATTTTTCGACTATTATTCTGCCGGAAATTGGGTCGACGGGAAGGGCGATCCCGTACGGAACTGGAAGCAGAAGTTCTTGACGTGGGAATCGAAAGAACATGAGAAGGGCACGCCATCACAGCCGGGGAAGAAGCCGGGGTACAACGTGCAGCATCACGGGGACGAGCTGTCTGATTTCCAGAGGGCGGCGATCCGGCAGATGATGGAGGATGGGTCATGAATAATTTCGGACCGTGCACGCAGGACTGCCCCAATCGGAAAGCCGGTTGCAGCGCGTCCTGCGAGGCTTGGAACGCCGTGAAGGGAGAACGGCTGAAAAACTACGGCAGGCGCGCCGAGATCATCGACATAAGCCAGATGACCGATGGCGGGGCGAGAAACTGCCGGAGGGCGGCAAGAGGGAAACGGAAAATAGGAGGGGAAATGTGAAGCTATGACAGACAAGGAAATTATACAGGCGCTGCGGATATGCTCCCGCAGAACAGACGCACAAACTTGTACAGAATGTCCATTGTTTGACAGCGAGGATTGTATGGGCGACATGATGGTTGGTGCAGCTGACTTGATTGAGCGGCTGGAAAAGGAAAAGGCGGCGCTGATAAGCACGATAAGTGGACTCTGCCAGTGGTGCAAAAACTTAGATGCCGACGAGAACAGTTGCCGCGTATGGACAGGCTGTTCGATCTGCGACAGAAAATGTCCCTGCGCAGGCTGCCGAGACGGGAGCAAGTGGGAGTGGAAAGGATTGGAGGACGCGCTATGACAGACAAGGAAATTATACAGGCGCTGCGGCTGTGCGGAAAAATAGACAGCAATTGCAGAGAGTGCAAGCTTTGGGGCGATGACCGATGTGTCGAACACTTGGCTGGGGCGGCAGCCGACATCATTGAGCGCCTGACCGCCGAGAATGCGAAGGCAGAAGCCGAGAGGGACGCGGCGATTGCTGACCTGAAGATATCTGCCGGGTGCACTTCCTGCAAATATCACTGTAGTGATATAACTTTTTGCTGTGATTTCAACAAAAAGCAAAATTGCAAGTGCATGAGCTGCAGGTTAGGACTGATGAACTGGGAATGGCGTGGTTTGCCGGAAACGCCGGAGGAGGAATGATGAAAGGTGCATCGAACTTTGACAAGCTGTGCCATCAGGTTTTTAATGGCAAAAACGACGGTACGAATTACCTTGCGCGGGAGACAGACATATGCTGCGGAAGATGTGGACACAAGCTCCGCGTGTACTACTGCGAGGAAAGATTGTATCTCATCGAATGCGCGGTGTGCGGCACGAAAGCATTGACCAAAGCGGGGAATGTGGTGTTTGCGGCACACAAGACGCTTGCACATATGCCAAAAATTGAGGGGGACGAAAAATGAGACTGACAACAGACACCCCAAAAAACAATCTTGAAATGGCGCTGAACCTGTTTTACGTCAAGGACAAAGAGGTATGGGTGCGCGGATACGGGAAGAACGGTGCAGACATCAGACTGTTCGACCTGTCGCGGGATCTGACCAGATGGAACTGCCCGTATGTGGACTTGGATATCTCGGATGATTCCTTCTCGATGATGATGGCCGAATGGCTCTGGGAAGATGTTGAATCGTTCGAGCACGTTTTGGCTCTGCTCTATCAGGCAGCATGGGTATGCGCGGAGCTGCGCGAACATTTGAAGCGGTTCGAGGACAAGGAGGATGCCGATGGTACGGCTAACGTTTGAGGGCAATTTCTGCGACATCGCGCAGTGCCGCGAACTGCCGTGTAAGTATGACGGCACCTGCACGCAGAAGGAGGTGTGGGAACGTCTGAAAGCCTACGAGGACAGCGGATGTGAGCCGGAGGAAGTTCTGCCAAAAGACAAGGCTGACGAGATTGCGTTGAATCTAATGCGCCTTGCTGATTTGGAGAGCCTTTGCAGCTATGACCACCTCCGCGAGCTTGCCGAGGCCGACAAGGACGGGCGCGTGGTGGTGCTGCCGTGCAAGGTGGGCGATACGGTGTGGAGAATAAAGCGGACATTTGAAGAATATCCGGATAAAAGCAAGCCATACATTGAGCCGGACGCCTTCCTGCTGCAAGACGTTTTTAATATCGGCAAAACCGTTTTCCTCACCCGCGAAGAAGCCGAGAAGGCTTTGCAGGAAATGGAGGACAAGAAGGATGGCAAGGATGATAGCTAAACTTGTTGCATGCCACCTGATCGGAGACTATTGTTTGCAGGGCGATTTTATCGCAAGGACGAAAGGCGAGAACTGGTATCACCTGTTTATACACTGCTTTCTTTACGTCATCCCTTTCTGGGTAGCTTTTGGGTGGGGTCGGAGCCTCTGGGTTTTGTTTTTTTCGCATGCGATTGTTGATGCGCTGAAAGCGAGATACCACAAGATATCGTACTGGCTCGATCAGACCATCCATTATGCCGTATTGGCAGCATACTTACTCTGGAGGTGGGCGTATGGGGCAACATAAGCACAACCCGGCCGCCATTGCGGCGGCAAAAGGCGAGCTGCCGCCGAAGAAGCGAGAGCGGCGGCTGACCAAGAGGCAGACGGAGCGGCTCTTGCGGCTGAAAATTATACGAACAATCGACCCATTCCACGCCTTGCCGGATGGGATGGCCGAAGTTATTGCAGGAGGTATGCCTTATGGCTGATTATATCCGGAGCGATGATGCGCTATTTGCGTTACGGAAAGCAGAACGCGGTGGAAGCATGACGGCACTAACACGGTTGGAACGCGCATATGCCGAAATTCGAGAAATGCCCGCCGCCGACGTTGCGGAGGTGGTGCGGTGCAAGGACTGCGAATATGTGAGGCCAACTATCAATGTTCACACCGGGGAGCAAGCCGGGATCTGGTGCGCTCTGCATGATATCCTCAACGTAGGCCCCGATGACTACTGTAGCCGAGGCGAAAAGAAAGGAGGCCGACCATGCGACTGATTGATGCGGATGCAGTCTACAACAAGGCACTGGAGAACCTCAGAAAGGGCGAAATCGAAGACTGGGAGTTTGACTCGATTATTAACTATCTGGACGGTGCGCCCACCATTAACGCCGTAGAAATCGTGTACTGCAAGGACTGCAAGCACAAGTTGCGAACGGTTGCAAATGGGGTTGTGATCTGCGGGGAGAAGCACGGCATGATTCGGCCAAGTCTGGATGATTCTTGCAGCTACGGTGAGTATCAGACAAATACAGGAGGTAGCAATAATGTGGCTGATTGATGCGAACCGGCTATACGACGCAGCAGAAGAAAAGTACATGGAAGATCGGAGCAAAACCGAGAATGTTATCACGCGCGTAATGTTGAGCCAAGCGCGACAGAAAATTCAGGAGCTGATTGCATATGCACCCTCGGTAGACGCTGAACCGGTCGTGCGTTGCCAAGATTGCAAGAATTTCCGTCGGAATGAAGAAAATGACCCGTACTGCGCAGATCGGAGAGGGCTTTCAGACCCGGAGCCTGACGGGTATTGCAGCTACGGAGAACGGAGGGAAGAATGATGGACATTAAAATTGAAGACTATCTCAGCGAAGAAGAAATCAAGGAAATCTGCAAAGAAGCGCTGTACCAGAAAATCAGAGAAGATATGCGAGAATTGAATATAAACGACATCATTGCAAGAATTTCTTACGCAGAAGTTGCGGCTATGGTGGATACATATGTGGGGGAAGATGATTTCTGCAAAAAAGCAATTCCGGAGAAAGTGCATAGCGTTATAGCCGATTTATCCACATACTCAGTATTCCGTAGAGCGGATGCATGGGAACGAAAAAACAGTATCGCCTATGACATCATGCAAGAAGAATGTCGTGCATCAAGACCGCTCATCAAGGCGAGAGTGGAACAGATCATCAATGAATATAATTTCCCTCAGTTGGGGAGAGATGAAATTATGTACACGATAGCGAATGTATTGACAGACAGACTGCTGCCGGAGAAAGAGGAAAAATGAACACACACATTACAAACATCAAGGGCGACTGGCAGGAGATTCAAGACGCTTCGGGATATAGTGTCAACAGAGATGGGCAAATCAGAAACGATAAGACTGGTAAGATTCTGAAACCGTTTGGCAGCAGAGGGAAATATCTGGGCGTTGGGCTAGGAAGAGCTGGGTACCGAAGAGTACATCGTATTGTAGCTGAAACGTTCATTCCAAACCCGGAGAACAAGCCGCAAGTCAACCATATCGACGGAGACAAGGCGAATAATAGAGTTGAGAACCTAGAATGGTGCACTTTGAGCGAAAACCAGCGGCACCGTTTCAATGTTCTTGATAAGCATTTTTCAAAGGAAAAAATGGAGGCCATAACAGAACTTGCAGCTATCAAAAATCGCAAGAAGGTCCGCTGCGATAATACTGGCGAAATTTATTCCAGCATTAGGGCGGCAAGTGTAGCAACCGGAATCAGCCGTGCGAATATCTCAAATTGCGCACATGGGCGGTATAAACAGGCTTGCGGGAAGCATTGGAGTTTTGTATAGGAGGAAATTTTGAAGACAGAAATCATCAAAGTAAAAGGAGACTGGCAAGAAGTCGTAAACGATTGCCGGGCAACTGTAAAAAAGCCGCCTCTTGGGCGCGAACCGAGTGCTGAATGGAAAAGGGTAATCCTAATCGCAGAGCATGACCCAATCCGAGATATTATCATCAAATTTCGATGGAAAGATATTAAATATTGGGTCGCCATGCACTGGAAGACCCATATTTGGAGAAGCCGGGTTGATTCCCAGAGAAACGACAGGCAATCGAAGTACGACCGCAATAAGGCGCCTCAGGACGCTAGGGTTGATTTTATTGGGGACCCAAATATTCAAAATCTGATTGATACCATGCGCAAGCGGTTATGCAGTCAGGCAGCCCCGGAGACGCGCGAGTATGCCGAGGATTTCAAAGCGGCGCTGCATGAGGTGCAGCCGGAGATCTCGGACGTTCTGGTGCCTAACTGCGTTTATCGGTGCGGATGCCCGGAAATGCAGACGTGCGGGATGTACGAATGGTGGCTGAAATTTCACCCGGACATTACAAGCACGGACATTCAGAAGCGGTATAACACTTACAACGAACTGTTTTGGAAAGTGAGGGCGAAGCGTGGGAGAAAGTAAGTTAAACGAAATGACGCTTGAAGAATTAAAGAACTATAATAAAAGGAGTAATGTAGAATGAACCCTGATGAAATCGATGTGATGAAACTGACCCCGGAAGATTATCTCAAGATGCGCGATCGTTGCAAAGAACTTGAGCGTGATAACATCCTTCAGCGTGAGCATATTCTGGAGCTTGAACACACAAATTCTGAACTTTCTGCCACGATCAACAGAATGCACGGCGGCTGCCAGAGAGCCACTGAATTGCGCAAGCTTGTAGACGCATTATTTAACGTCGGACGAGACGAGGTTGTATCCGATGATGAGATTCTTAGAAGAATGAAAAATCTTCGAGATGAGATGGCAAGACTGCAAAAAGAAAACATTAAACTGTATAAGCAGCGTAATCAGCTGAATGACGAGAAGAAGAAAAATGCAAATGGGAACGATTCTGGCAATTGACCCGGGAAATATAGAATCCGGGTATGTCCTCGTAGAGCACGACGGGAAGGAAATCCGGAAGGTGCTGGACGTTGGTAAAGTTCCGAACGTGGGGATATTCCCCGTTCTCTGCCGGGAGTATCAGCACCTGGCAATCGAAATGGTTGCCGGTATGGGGATGCCAGTCGGTCAAGAGGTGTTTGACACCTGCTTTTGGATTGGGCGGTTCTGGGAATATGCCGAGCTTTACCGGCAGGGGTACCAGATACAGAAGATCTTCCGGCGGGAGGAAAAGCTTTACCTTTGCGGCAGAGCATCGGCAAAGGATGTGAATATCCGACAAGCCCTCGTTGATCGCTACGCGCCCGGTCAACCGAACTACGGCAAGGGAACAAAGAAGAATCCCGGTTTCTTTTACGGCTTCGCCGCCGACATGTGGGCGGCTATGGCGGTAGCTGTGACATATTTCGATAAGTACATAAGGGGGATACAGCTATGATTTGCCCAGGCTGCAACCAAAAGATGCGGTGCATGAACAGCAGACCGACCAGCGAGCGGATCATCAGAACACGAAGATATTTATGCGAAAGCTGCGGCGAGGTGCGCTACACGGTGGAGATTCTAAAGGAAACATACAGCGCACTTTCGGCGCAAAGATTGAAGGAGGCAACGCAAAATGGGTATGAGTGAATGGGCGAGACGAGAAGTTGAAATTGCGTGCAAGAGAGAGCGCGGCGACCGATCGGAGGATGAATTTGACTATGAATGCGCCTGTTATGAAAGTGCGCTCAAGGCATTTGAAAGCTTGCTGGGAGATGGTCACAGCGGCATGAGTATTGGGTTCACAAAACATATTCTGGATCGGCTGATTGATGGGAAGCCATTGACGCCGATTGAAGACACGCCTGAAATGTGGAACGATTGTTGCAGATATCGATATGAGGAGAGATATTACACGCAGCAGTGCAAGCGCATGAGCAGTCTATTCAAGTACGTCTACGATGACGGAACAATCAAGTACAAAGACATCAACAGATTCGTATGCACTGATAAGGACGAACCAGACATTACTTGGTACAATGGGCTGATCGATAAAATTCTCGATGAAAAATTCCCGATTACCATGCCGTATATGCCAGCAGATAGACCGTTTATGGTATATTGTTCAGAAGTATTGACTGACCCCCAAAATGGTGATTTTGATACGTTGGCAATTTGGTATGTAAAGATGCCGAATGGAGACCGGGAAGAAATCAACCGATTCTTCAAGGAAGGCGAAGATGATTGGATTGAAATTGATAATGAAGAATACAACGAGAGGAAGCGGATGGATGAATGTAGGCATAGAACAGTTGAAGGGCGCGAAGTTTGACGGCGGTAAGCCCAGACCGTCCACCGTCCCCGTGGAAGCCATCCTTGCGATACTGGAAACGCGCATGTACGGCTTTAACAAGTACGGCGATGCGGAGGACTGGCGCAGCATTGAGCCGGAGAGATGGCACGAAGCTATGTTACGGCACGTTCTCGCGATTTGGGAAGACCCGACGCACATCGATGAAGAATCCGGGCTGCCGTCCATTTGGCACGTGATGACAAACGGGGCGTTCTTGTGTGCGCGGTTGAAGAATGTCTTGGACGAGAAAATGAAACGAGGAGGCTGATACGGTGAGCAAACCGCGCTATGGATGGTGGGGGTATGCGAAGTGGATGATACGAAGTTACAAAAGCGGTACGCTTATGACGCGGGAGGAGGTTGCTGCTGTCGAAGCTGCAATCGAGGAAACAAAACAGCTTATCGACGGGGCGGAACGCCTCCGGCTCATAGATTTGGTTCTCTGGAAGCGTACACACACCTTACAGGGCGCTGCTATGGTGGTATATGTTTCGGAGCGTACCGCGCAGGAATGGCATAGGCAGTTTATCTACTTAGTGGCAGAAAAACGTGGCTTATATTCAAAAGTTTGCGTAAGAGAGCCTTAAACATAGTGTATCGTTGAGAGCGTAGAGGTGTATCCTCTGCGCTTTCATCCTTCTTACGGCCACGCAGCGTACTGCGGAACCTCCTTTTTCTTAGCTCCACCGGAAACCGCAATCCGGTGGAGCGTGAAAAGGATAACTATTTCGAGGTGGTGATTATGGCTGCGAGGTTGACAGATCGGCAGAAAAAGAAAATAGTTGCCGACTGGGTAGAAATGCAGTCGTACAACGCTGTCGCGAAAAAGCATGGCGTCACGCACCAGACTGTGAAGAGAATTGTTGACGCATCACCAGATATCAGCGAAAAAGTACAGCAGAAAAAAGAGGAAAACACGGCTGAGATGCTGGCTTTCATGGAATCGCAGAAAGGCGCGATGCAGGAAGCTATCGTTTTGCACCTGAAAGCGCTGACTGACCCAGAAAAAATCTCTACAGCGACGCTGAGCCAGATCGCGACATCATTTGGTATTATCGTTGACAAGGCAACGAAGAACACGGCCAGCAGCAATGACAGCCTGAATAAGCTGGATGGGCTGCTTAAGGAGTTTAGAGATGCTGTTAAGTCAGAAACAACTTGAATTTGCTAGATACGCAAATCACCGCTGGAACTTTAAGGGCGGAGCAACTCGAAGCGGAAAGACGTATCTTGATTTTAAATGGATTATACCACTTCGTATTCGGGAGCGTTCCGGTAAAGATGGGCTTGCCGTCATCCTCGGTGTCACAAAATCCACAATCGAGCGAAACGTGCTCGAGCCGATGCGGAATCTTTACGGCGATAAGCTGGTAGGAACGATATCAAGCGATAACACGGCCTGGATATTTGGCGAGAAGTGCTATTGCCTCGGTGCGGAAAAGGTATCTCAGGTCTCGAAAATCCGCGGCGCGTCAATCAAGTATTGCTACGGTGACGAGGTTGCAGATTGGTCGGAAGAAGTCTTTGCACTTCTGAAAAGTCGACTTGATAAAGAGCATTCATGCTTTGACGGAACGTATAACCCGCAATATCCGAACCATTGGTTGAAAAAGTTCTTGGACAGCAATGCCGATATTTTCAGCCAAGTTTATACAATTGATGACAATCCGTTCTTGCCGCCTTCCTTCGTAGAAAACCTAAAGAAGGAATATGCCGGAACGGTTTTCTACGATAGATACATTCTTGGAAAATGGACGCTGGCCGAAGGACTTGTATACCCTATGTTCGGCGATTCCTGCATCGTGCAGGACATACCGGACACCGGCGATTATTACATTTCCATTGACTACGGCACACACAACCCGTTTTCGGCTGGCTTGTGGTGCGTGACGAAAACGGAAGCGGCGCGAATCGGAGAGTATTATTACTGCGGGCGAGAAGAACGAAAAGAGAAAACGCCGGAAGAATATTATTCAGAGGTCAAGCGCCTCGCGGGCGGGAGAGATATAAAATGTCTGATTGTAGACCCGTCGGCGGACGCTTTCATTGCCACCGTAAAGAAGCACCATGAGTTCAAAGTCCGTGGGGCTGTGAATGATGTACTGCCCGGCATACAGACAACGGCTGAGATGATCGCGTCCGGGAAACTCAAAATCCATGAGAGCTGCGAGGACGCCATCCGCGAATTTGGGCTTTACAGGTGGGACGAAAAAGCAGAATCTGACCGCGTCGTGAAGGAAAACGACCACGCTATGGACGAAATCAGGTACATGGTGATGACGGTCTTGAAAAAGCACTTCAAAGAACATAGATTTGTGCCGGAACTGGCGCGGTGAGGTAAAAGATGAAAACATATCAGGATTTTTTAGAGGTTGCGGAAAAGTCTGACCGGGAACGGATGGAATTTGTTCTGTCCGCGATAAATAATCACAAAGACTCGGATTTATACAAACAGGCGGTTATTGCGAAGGAGTATGACGCGCACAGGAATGTGACGATTGCTAATTTTCAAAAGCTGCTTTATACACTCAACGGGAAAGTCATTCCGGACAACTACAGTCCGAACTATAAGCTTCGGAGCAATTTCTTTGCAAATTTCATCACGCAGGAAACGCAGTATCTGATTGGAAACGGCGTGACACTGAAAAAAGAGGAAAACAAAGCGAAGTTGGGCGCTGGGTTTGATACACGGCTGCAAGACGCAGCGCACGACGCGCTTGTCGGCGGCGTTTCCTACGGCTTCTGGAATCTCGATCACCTTGAAGTGTTTGATGTGACAGAATTTGTTCCGCTTCTGGATGAGGAAAACGGAGCGCTTCGGGCGGGCATTCGTTTCTGGCAAGTATGCACAAGCAAGCCGCTGCGTGCTACTCTCTTTGAGCCTGACGGATTTACACAGTACATCCGACAGAGCGGGGAAGAAATGATGATTTTGGAGCCGAAGCGCGGCTATGTGGCTGTGGAAGCGACTTCTGAGATTGACGGGACTGAACTTCTGGCGTATCAGAATTATCCTGGCTTCCCTATTATTCCTATGTACGGGAACCGCGCAAAGCAGTCTGAGCTGGTTGGCCAGCGTGAGGCAATTGACTGCTACGACTTGATCAAATCCGGCTTTGCAAATACGGTTGACGAAGCGTCGATCATCTATTGGACGATTTCCAACGCTGGAGGCATGGACGAGATCGATATGGCACGGTTCAAAGAGTCCATGCGGCGAATTGGTGTAGGTCTTGTGGACGATGACGGCGCGAAGGCAGAGGCTCATACGCTGACAATCCCGGTTGAAGCTCGGGAAGCGCTCCTTTCCAGAATCAGCGACGATCTGTACCGAGATTCTCAGATGTTGGACGTTACAAAACTGCAAGGCGGGCAGAAAACAGCGACGGAGATCACTGCGGCATATCAGTCGATGGATAACAAGGTCGATCAATTCGAATACTGCGTAATTGATTTCTTACAGGCGCTTTTCAAAATCGTTGGGATTGAGGATGAGCCATCTTTTACTCGCTCAAAGGTAACAAATCAGCTGGAGCAAACGCAGATGGTGCTTCTTGCGGCAAACTACCTCGATGATGAGACAATTTTGAACAAGCTCCCGTGGCTGACGCAGGAAGAAGTCGCCGAAATTCTGAAAAGAAAAGCGGCAGAGGATATTGAGCGCAGCTTCGAGCCGCCGGAGATGGTGAACGATGAGACCTGATAAGGGATACGACCTCACCGAAAAAGAGTTAAAGGCGCTCGAGAAGCAGATATATGAGTCTTACAAAGAAGCGTATGACGGTCTGGTGGATATCATCAAGGAGTATTTCGCAAAGTTCGCAGACCGTGACGCTTCCGAAAAGGCACGGCTGGACGCTGGCGATATCACCGAGGAACAATACAAGCAATGGCGGCTTGCGCAGATCGGGCGTGGAAAGCGCTTTGAGGCGCTACGGGATAAGGTCGCAGAGCGCATGACAAATGCAAACGCTGCTGCTGTTGCGTATGTCAACGATGCAACGCCGGGCATTTACAGTTTGAATCGGAATTTCGCGGCGTACACCATTGAGCAGGTGACCGGCGATGTCGGATTTGACTTATGGGACGAACAGACTGTAAAGCGCTTGATTGCGGAACAGCCGGAGCTTATGCCGTATTACCCGCCGAAAAGAGCGTTAAAACGCGGCATTGATCTTGCATGGGGGAAAAAGCAGATCACAGCCAGCGTCACAAGCTCAATTTTGCAGGGCAAGAGCATTAAGCACATGGCAGATGATCTACAATCCAGAATTGTCACCATGAACCGTGATTCCGCTATCCGGACAGCTCGAACGGCAGTCACGGGTGCGCAGAACGCCGGACGGATGGATTCTTACTTTGCGGCTGAAAAGATGGGGATTAAATGCCGCAAAGAGTGGATGGCGACGCTGGACGGAAGAACGCGCCATTCTCACGCGATGCTCGATGGTGAAGTCGTGGATAACGATAAGAAGTTTTCTAATGGTTGCCGTTTCCCAGGAGACCCGGACGGAGCGCCCGCCGAAATATACAACTGCCGCTGCACGCTGGTATCTGTGATAGAGGGAATTGATACGTCCGGAGGACAGCGCCGCGCCAGAAATCAAGAGACAGGGCAAAATGATCTAATTGAAAATATGACTTATGCCGAGTGGGCGGGGTGGAAAAAGCGTGAGCGTTGAATTTATAGACAATTCCGAAGAAGTGAAGTCCGCTATGCACGACGCGCTGATTCGCGCCCTCGAAAAGATCGGCATGACGGCTGAAAAGTATGCAAAGCGGCTTTGCCCGGTGGACACCGGCAATCTGAGGAACAGCATCACGCACCGCGTAGATGAAGAGGAACCGGCGGCATACATCGGAAGTGACACGGAATATGCTGCATACGTCGAACTCGGAACCGGTAAGTATTATCCGGGTGGAAGACCTACGCCGTGGGCGTATCAGGACGCAAAGGGGAACTGGCACTGGACGGCGGGCAATAAAGCACAGCCGTATTTGAAGCCAGCAGCGGCTGACCATGCATCCGAATACCGGCAGATCGTAGAGGATGAATTGAAAAATGGCTGAAAGTTTGCGTAAGAGAGCCTAAAATATGCGGTATAAATGTGGTAACAGTGAAGAAACGACTGTTGCCACATTTTTTGTTCTGTCGCGGCAAAGAACCGCCGACAAGGGAAAGGGAGATAGAACATGGCATTAACAAGGAAGCTCCTAAAGGGAATGGGGCTGACGGAAGAGCAGATGGACACGATCATTGAGGCGCACACCGATACCGTAGACGGGCTGAAAAGCGATCTCGCGCGGTATAAGGCAGACGCTGAAAAGCTCCCCGGAGTACAGGCGGAGTTGGAAAACCTGAAAGCCAAAGGCGACGATGGCTGGAAGGATAAGCACGACAAGGTCAAAAAGGAATTTGACGACTACAAAAGAGAGCAGATGCAGAAGGAAACCAAGAGCGCGAAGGAATCCGCGTATCGGGAACTTTTGAAGTCTGCGGGTATCAGCGAAAAGCGCATTGATTCGGTTTTGAAGGTCACCGATCTTTCCTCGGTTGAATTGGAAGACGGCAAGATCAAGAACGCCGATGATTTGAAGAAGTCCATCAAGGAAGAGTGGGCAGATTTCGTTGTTACCACGAAACAGAAGGGCGCGGACACCAAAGACCCGCCCGCAAACAACGGCGGCGCTATGAGCCGGGACGACATCTTTAAGATCAAGGATGCTTCTGAACGGCAGGCAGCAATTGCCGCAAATCTCAATTTGTTCGGAAAGGAAGAATAATATGGCAGCAAAAAACAACCTGACCATGACGAGCGACGTTCAGGTAACCGCTCGTGAAATCGATTTTGTAACCCGCTTTGCGCGGAACTGGCAGCATCTGCGCGACATTCTCGGCATTATGCGCCCCATCAAAAAGCAGCCTGGTACCGTTCTGAAATCCAAGACTGCGAGCGTCACGCTTGCACAGAGCGTCGGCGAGGGCGAAGAGATCCCCTACTCCAAAGCGACGGTCATCGAGAAGGACTATGCGAACATCAACGTCGAAAAGTACGCGAAGGCGGTCTCTATCGAGGCGATCAAGGAATACGGCTATGATGTCGCAGTCGCGATGACTGATGAAGCTTTCCTGTATGAGCTTCAGACCAACGTCACGAACCGGTTCTACAACTACCTGAACACCGGGCTCCTGAGCGTCAGCGAAACCAACTGGCAGCGTGCGCTTGCAATGGCGAAGGGCGCTGTTATCAACAAGTTCAAGCAGATGCACAGAACCGCGACAAACGTCGTCGGCTTCGTGAACGTCATGGACTTGTATGACTACCTCGGCGGCGCTGATATCACCATCCAGACTGAGTTCGGCTTCCAGTACATCAAGAACTTCATGGGCTACAGCACCGTGTTCCTGCTGTCTGACGAAGAAATCAAGCGCGGTCGTGTCATTGCGACTCCGGTTGAGAACATCGTCCTGTACTACATCGACCCGGCTGACAGCGATTTCGCCCGTGCCGGTCTTGACTACAGGACTGATGGCGAAACGAACCTGGTTGGTTTCCACGTGCAGGGCAACTACTCCACGGCGGTCTCCGAGTCCTTTGCGATCATGGGTATGACCCTGTTCGCGGAGTATCAGGACGGCATTGCCGTTGCTGACATTGACGAGACCCCCTCGCTCGGCACGCTGACCGTTACTTCGGCAGCCGGAACTGCAACCGGCGACACGAAGATCACGGTCAACCCGGCGAAGGAAACGTCTGGGAATGTCTACAAGTACAAGGTAGGCGATTCGGCTGAGACTGTGACCTATGGTCAGAATGTCAGAACGTGGTCGACGTGGGACGGCAAGTCCGATGTCACGGCAGCGACGGGCAAGAAGATCACAGTCGTTGAGGCTGACGCGACTTATAAGGCGCAGAAGGCTGGCAATGCGACGGTAACGGCGAAGTAATGGAGGTGGCAGTGTGATGCTGACTGAATTATGTGGCGTGCTTCGGAACTGGTTCGAGACTGACAGAATCAGTGGTACGTACACGGTCGAAAACGGCAGCATCACACTGCCGTTTTTGCAAAACGGACAGTTTTTCCGCGTGGTGGGCTCTGTTTTTAACGACGGAGTCCACCAATACCCGGATTACGCGATGGCAGACGAAACATTTGACGGCTCTATCTGGCCGATGTCTGTTCCTCCCGCACTTATCTGCTTGGGAGAGGAAATCAAGGCGTGGCAGGAAAAGAACGGAGACATCGCCGCGAGCCCGTACACGTCGGAGAGCTTCGGCGGGTACAGCTACTCGAAATCGACGAGCGGGTCTGCAACCGGCGCTGGAATAGTAACATGGCAGTCTGTTTTTAAGTCGCGCCTGAACCAATGGAGGAAGATATGAGCTTACTTGACGATTTTGCAAGACCGTGTGTCCTCTTGGACAAAAGCCGCGTTCCGGACGGCGAGAGCGGCTATATCACGACGTGGGCGGAAGGCGCAGAGTTTTACAACTATCAGGCGCTTGATACGTCGATGGAGGCCAGAAGAGCCGAAAAAGAGGGCGTTACAAGCGTTTACTCGGTTCTGGTTCAGCAAAGCGTTCCGATTGAGTATAACGACTTCTTCCGGGATAAAACGACCGGCGAGACGTACCGTGTAACATCGGAGCCGATGGCAAAGAAAACCCCACGCTCGGCTAGCTTCGATCTCAAGTATTTCACGGCAGAAAAGAAGGCGTTACCGGCATGACAAAAGGACAGGCTCTACAAGAATGGTTTTCGCAGTTCCTGACAGCCTATTCGGCGTCCAGCGTGCCGGACGATGCTGTTTTCCCGTGGCTCACGTATGAGCTTATTACAGGCGCGTGGGACAGCGGAGAAATCGGGCTTACGGTGAATCTGTGGTACTACACGGAAAAGGAAGCCGAACCGAATGCCAAAGCGCAGGAAATTTCGGACGCGATCGGTTTGGGCGGCGTGTTCGTTCCGTGCGACGGCGGCGCAATTTGGATTAAGCGCGGAACGCCGTGGTGCCAGAACATCGCGGACGATTCCGACAAATACATCAAGCGGCGGTATTTGAACGTAACGGTCGAATACATTACCGCGAACTGAAAGGACTGATTTCATGGCGAAATTTACAAAAATTCCGGCGGATACGTTTAAGCAGCTGCAAATCAACGCTGGCGTTGTTTTGAGCGAATTTACGCCTGCAACCGGAACGTTTGAACCGGAGAACCAGATCGGTGCAACTACCGGCGGCGTTACATTTTCTGCGACACCGACGTATTCCGACTACGGCTCGGATGTGGACAATTGCCCCAAGAACACAATGGAAATGAAGCGGATGGACGATGTCGAAGTGAAGCTTGCTGGTACATACGTAACGGCTACGACTGCCTCCGCGAAATCTCTTATGGCGGCGGCTGACATCGACGGCACAGATACGACGAAGGTTGTTCCTCGGCGCGATCTTTCGGCGGCTGACTTTGCGGACATCTGGCTTGTGGGTGATTATTCCGACAAGAACGGTGCGACAAA